TTAAGACAGCCGCGGATAGATGCCAGGGCCGATCGGCAGTCCCACCAGATACCAGCCCACCAGCAACAGCAGCCAGACGGCGAGAAAAATCAGCGGGTAAGGGAGCACCAGCGAGTAGTAGGTGCCGAGGCGGGCATCCGGCCGGTAGCGCTGTAGAAAACCGAGAAACAACGGCACAAACGGTGACACCGGCGCCAGCGGCAGCACCGATGAATCAGCGATACGAAACAGGATCTGCGCAAACGCCGGGTGAAAGCCCAACAGCATAAACATTGGCACGAAGATCGGCGCCAGAATCGACCAGATGGCCGAGCCGCTGGCGATAAACATACACAGAAAAGCCGACAGCAGCGCAAGGCCGACAAACGCCGGAACACCGTTCATGCCTGAACTCTCCAGCAGGTCCGTCAGACCGACGGCCATAAACTTGCCCATGTTGCTCCAGTTGAACATGGTTGATATAAGTAGCATAATCATATGCTTATATCTTTATGGGGTTCTATTGGGGTGCTTGGTGATGCAAAAATAAAACCGGATACAGCATAATGGGCGGTATCCGGAATCTGAGTTACAGTATCACTAACTGCCACTTTTCATCTGTTCCAGGAGGTCGCGGCCTTTCTTCAACTGCGCATCAATGTGATTAGCAAGGTCTTGAATATGGATCATGCGTGGTGCCTTTTGGCTCTCTGCCGCCCGGAAGGTTGGAATGGGTATCTCGCCCATAGCCGCGCGCTTTTCTGCGGTTGCCGGTTTCAGCCCAAAATACTTTTCGCACACCTGGCTGAGTGGAACCGTAGCAGACCCATATTCGGCCATTAACAAAAACATTGTATTCATTTTTACCTCACACCACTTTCAGGCCACGATAGTGGCACCAAGTCTCATACATCCGCTTAAGCTCTTCTCTGCATTGTTAGCCGCGACTGTCGGGCGGTTAATGATGGCAATCCCTACGCTCATGCTGCACCGCCAAAAATGAGGTAATTCGCCGCCGAGAAAATCAAAAGAACAATAATCACTCTAATGATGCGATTGCGACCAAACAGCCGGAAGTAGTTTTCCCAGGTCATAAATGACATAACCGCAATAAAGGTCAGAAAGCCGAAAATTACAGCTGCTGAGATAATTAACAAATGCATCATGCTGCACCGCCTTCAATGCGCTTAAACGAAATTACCCAAACCCAACCGTTGGCCTTCCAGCTTTCCTCGCCGTAGATGGATTCCCACAAGCGCTGGAATGCAACCTTGGCCGTTGCGAAATCACCCTTCGGAGTCAGGAATGTTCCCGGGTAATCAGGAAGCAAACTTCCTGCAGGCGGAACACCTTCGGCAGTGGCATCCTCTTCGCTGATAGCGTTCAGCCGTTCAACCCGCACGTCGGTGATTTCCAGCAGAATGCGGCTGGCCCAGCGCGGCATGTGGATTGACGGGCGCCAGCAGCAATGCAGTTCATCATCTGCATCGTAAAACTCTGGCGCAGGCACTCCATCAGCCTTGTAAACGCAGAATTCGGGCTTCTCAAACGGAGTGGGGTCTTTGCTATAACTATCCATTAGGTCGTAGTCGAACAGTGGCCCCTGAAACGTCTCGCGCACCCAAATGCGGTCGCCTGGCTTGCCAAATGCGCTGTTCAGATAGTTCCCTGCCGACAGTTCCCCGGCCAGTTCATTGCCAGCCAGCTCGCACCCAAGGTTTTTATCATGTACAGGGAATTTCACTGGGCGCCGCGTCTGCGTCTTCCGGCCGTCGAGAATGGCCCGCACCATCTCAGCGTTAAAAATCATCCCGCGCTCAGTCATTCCAGGCCTCCAGTTCGTTCTCGATCTCTTCGTCGATTTCGTCGTTGGTAGCGTCTTCGTCCAGATAGTCCCGCGCTTCTTTCAGGTACTGTTCATGGCGCTCCCGGTACCAGGCCGAAAACTCTGGAGTCCAGCCGTTCGGCTCACCGTCATAGTCAACCTTGGCGTTACGTTCAGCCATGCTCTCGACCATGCTGTAGGCGGTGGTAAGCGCCGCTTCGCGGATATACCCACGAAGGTCACGCTTGCGCCAGTACGGATTGCGCTTTGAGTCGCAGAATGGTTTAAATTCAACTTCCCAGCGGCGGATGCAACGTGCGTTCAGTGATTTACTCATGCTGCCCACCATTCAATAAACATGCAGATACCAACGGTTACTACGGCAATCAGCACCCAGCAGATCACATCTAACAGGGCGGCGAACCGACGCAGGGTGTATTTGCTGTAATTCTCAGGTTCAAAATTCATTGCGCCTCCCCAAGTACCCAACGAAGTGCGCTTGCATACTCACCCTCGGCTGATTCCAGGGCTTTGATGATTTCTTTGCGGGTTTTCAGGCGCGGCTTTGCCTCGCCGAGGATCTGACGCTGACGCCGGGCTTTTTCATGGCCGGTTGTGCCAGCAGTTGCCGCTTCGATTTCAGAGACCTTCTCCCGCTGCTCTTCAGGTTTAAGCGATGCCAGCTGACGCGCCTGGGTAACGGTGACTGTGCCAGCCTCCACCGCTTCCCTGACGGCCTGAGTAGCATCGAGGAGGGAAAGCGTTGCTCGAACGGTCTGAACGCTGCAGCCAAACAACACCGCAATGTCGTCCTCATCGAGCCCACGGTCGAGCGCGTCTGACATTTTTTTAGCCCGGCCAAGCGGCGTATCGGGTCGGCGAATTTCGTTTTCGCTTACCATGTATTTAGCCATCTGATTTGCTGATCCACGCTTAACGACCCCAGGAACAAGCAGTGGGTCTTTGCCTTCTTTCAGACGGAGTTTATTTGCCTCCAGGGTATGTTTAACGCGCTGACGGCCAACAACTACGCAGGTGAGCCCTGTTTCAGGGTCTTTCCAGACAATAATCGGCTCCAGTACACCCAGCTCCGCAATGTTCAGAACCATCCCTTCGTCGATAGGAAGGTGGACCCGTTCATCGTAAAGCGGGTGAGTTTTATCGGTAACCAAATGCAGGCTTTCAGGTTCGAACGTTAAAACATTCGTTTTGCCGCTGGCGCCGTATACAACCTTTGAGTCTTTTGCCATCAGAGAGCCTCCACGTTACGGAAGCTGGTGGGGCAAATTGCTTTCAAGTCGCGCATTGCTTCGAGGACATGTAGATTTGTGCGCTTCTTGGTGTGTCGCTCGGTCAGACGATCACACTCTTTCGCCCAGGATTTGACCTCTGCGAGAAGGGCGTCACGTTCGGTGCGCGTCTGGCGCAGAGCTACATTCGAAACATCGAGGACGGTAGCCAGTTCCTTGATGATTGCTGCCTGTTCTGGTGGCATAGTTTTGGCTATTTCGTACGCCTGTTTAATCAGTTGATTTGCTGTCTTAGCCATCTTTTGTTCTCCATCTGACGCGCTGCAACGCGTAAATTTAGGGTGCAGCAACCCAACCCATGAGAGTGGGTGAATAGCTGGTTAAAATTTCTTGCTGATGGGGGACCGCCACTGCAATGGCGGTACGTTAGTTCTCCACACAACTGAAAGAGCACTGAAGCACTGGAAACTCACTTGACTAACACAGTGCTTTTTCCTGTTGTGTGCCGGGCTTCCACCGGCTCCCATCTGTTTTTAAAGCCACTCAGATATCGTCTGGGCTGCGCCGTCTACTTCCGGCTGTCACTGCCGTCGATAGTGCTGGCAGCTCACTGACCTGATAACTCCCAGGATCAACTGGAGTGGTTGTTATCGCTACCAAAGCGCCACTGTCCAGGACATTTAAAAGGACCGTCTCCAAGTGGTAACTCTTCCAGTCCCGCTAAACACTCGTGTAAATGCTTAACGTGAATGGCTGATATCCTCGTCTCTTCCGAGGTGTCACACCTTTTCGCCGCGCTGGTGGGGCGCACGTCGTGCCTGAAACACTTAGCTTGCACATTCCGGTTGTTCTGAGAGGCATGGATAAAGGGACTCTCAGGCCGCTGCGGCACATGTGCCATATGCCGTAATGCTCACTACCACACCAGAGTATGTAACTACGGGTACTTGTGATGTGATTTAAATGTACCTTTAGTTACCAGCATGGTCAAGAGAGCTATGTACTTTTTGTTACCTGTGGATTGAAAAAAAAGCCAGAAGGAGATCTGGCTTTAGAAATGAGTAACTTAAATGTTTTGGGTAATCTGAACCACTTTACCAACAATCCGGCAATTACCATCTATCGGGATGGGTTTAAAGGCAGGGTTAAGTGGCATCAAGTATGCGAAAGGGCTATCCCATACCAACTTTTTAACGGTAGCTTCAGCAGAGCCGTCGAGTATAGCCACTACAATTTTTCCGTAAAGGTCATCCAGTTGGCCATAGTGCGGTTCAACAATAACGATCGATCCTTCTGGGATGGATGGCAGACCATGAGGATTAGTCATAGACTCCCCGCGAACTACCAGTCCGAATGCTTCATTAGAAACGTTTGCAGTGGTTTGCGTCCATGAAATCACATCAGAAAGCCTTGAGCATGCATAAGTATCAGTCCACATCCCAGCTTGAACAGCGGAGATAATAGGAACTGCCGTGGGTGGCTTAAGGAACGGAATAACTTTTGTATCATCCGGCGTTTCCTCACCTCGACCGTAAAGAATCCATTCTGGAGTTGTCTGCAGCGCCACCGCCAGCTGATGGAGATTCTCACCATCAGGTTTAGTAGTGCCGCTCTCCCATTTTGTTACGGAAACACGGCTTACCCCTAAGCGTTTAGCCAGGGTCTGCTGTGTTATGTCGAGCTGGACTCGACGGGATCTTATTCGGTCTTTCATCTCTGTTTTCATGTAACCAATGTTACATGGATTCCTTGTAACTGTTGTTTGCTATTTAATGTACCTTTTGTTACCTTTAAGGCGTAAGTTAACCAGGAGGAACCATGCGTAAATCAGAAGTTATCGAACACTTCGGAGGCGTATCAAAAACCGCAAGTGTTCTTGGTATTTCCCACCCGGCAGTTTGCCGATGGGGTGAAGTCATCCCTCAAAAACAAGCATTCGTCATCGAACGAATTACGAAAGGCAAGCTGAAGTACGACGCTAGCCTTTACCAAAAGGCTACAGATTCAGCTGCTTGAAAGTAACTACAAAAGGAAAATCAATATGGTAGAGCCAAACCTCAAAGAAGCCGTCAAAGCGATGTGCAAAGCATATCCAGGTGGGCGCGAAGCAATGGCTGGCGCACTGGGAATGACGGTGACGCAGTTTAACAACAACCTTTACGAGAAAAACGGCTGTCGTTTCTTCGAAGTCAGCGAGCTGGAAGCGATGGAAGACATTTCCAACACGTCGTTACTGGCTGATTACTTCGCTCGCCGTCGTGGTGCTTTGCTGGTGGATGTTCCGCACCTGGAAGAGCTGGATCGCGTGGACTTGTTCAGCCGGGCAATGCGTACCTCTGCCGCCAGGGGACAGGTTGATCAGATTATCGAACAGGCGCTTGAAGATGGCGTTATTGAAAGGCATGAGGCCGAAGAAATCATGGTCCACCACCGCCGCCATCTGGCAGCTCGTGAAGAAGAGATTGCCGCAATCATCACGCTTTTTTCACGCAAAAAGAAGTGACGCCAGCGAGTTGCAGCTCCTGGCGTCGTGGCGTGTCGTTATCAGTGGAGATTACTAACGCATGAACAGTTTATCAACACAATACCGCAGGTCGCAACTTGTAGCGCGGCCAGTACCTGGTGGAGCAGGACCGGTGCAGTTCGTGTATGGGGTAAGAGTACCTGGCGGGTTCGAGCCTGTCTGCTACCAGTTTGCTCAGTGGGTGGTAGGGGACTTCAACGGCCAGGCGGAGAAAGTATGCGAGAGCTCAACCGATGGTTCAGAGATCACTACGGCGTCCCGGTCAGGGTCATACGCTGGGAGCCCCAGACACAGCGCGTTATATACCTGCGTAAAGGGTACGAGCATGAATGCTTTAGCCCCCTTGAGCAGTTCAGACGTAAATTCAGAGAAATAAAGGACGATCATGAGCACTAAATTAACAGGATACGTCTGGGACGCTTGCGCATCTTCGGGGATGAAACTATCCAGCGTGGCAATCATGGCGCGCCTGGCTGACTTCAGCAACGATGAGGGTGTTTGCTGGCCTTCTATCGCGACCATATCCCGTCAGATTGGCGCTGGTGAAAGTACTGTCAGAACGGCGATAGCTGCACTTGAGAAAGAGGGGTGGCTCACTCGCACACAGCGCCGCAACGGCAACCGTAATGCATCGAACGTCTACCAGCTCAACGTTTCCAAACTACAGAAAGCGGCATTTTCTCACCTGTCAGTTTCTGACCCGTCAAAATCTGATGCGTCAAAAACTGACCCCTCAAAATTTGAGGCGTCGAAATCCACCAAAAAAACCAGTTTTGACCCGTCAGAATCTGGGGGGATCCGTCAGTAAGATCAACTACTGATCCATCAGATATAAATCCTTCTTGTCCGGACGCTTCGCAACCGGACGAACAGGGCTCTGCTGATGAATTTCTGTCACGACATCCTGACGCGGTGGTGTACAGCGCTGCAAAGCGGCAGTGGGGAAGTCAGGACGATTTAACCTGCGCCGAGTTCATTTGGGGAAAATTATCAGCATGTACGAACTGGCCGCTGAAAGTGATGGTGAGGTAGTTCGGCCTAAAGAACCAAACTGGACCGCATGGGCGAATGAGGTGCGCCTGATGGTGATGCAGGACGGGCGAACCCATAAACAAATTTGCTCGCTTTTCAAGCGCGCCAACAAAGATTCGTTCTGGTGCAAAAACGTGCTTAGCCCGTCGAAACTTAGGGAAAAATGGGATGAGCTGTCGTTAAAACTTTCTGTTCCAATCAATAGCTCCCGCCAGGAGGCGTCGATTTCGCGAGCCAGCTTCGAAGGGGTTGATTACTCATTGCCAGAAAACTCGGGGTTCCGCTCATGAGCAAGCCATTTCTCAAATGGGCTGGCGGAAAGTATACCCAGCTGGCTGACCTGTTCGTGCATATCCCGGCAGGGAAACGCCTGATAGAGCCATTCGTTGGTGGTGGGTCGATATTCCTGAACAGCGAAAAGCACGCAGATTACCTGCTGGCGGACGTTAATCCGGACCTGATTAATCTGTATCAGATGTTAGCGGTGGTGCCGGATGAAGTGGAATTGAAGGCCCGCTGGATGTTCGAGCACATGCGGTCACCAGATGGCTATGAGCTGATCCGTTCCGAGTTCAACGCACAGACGCTGGATGCTACTGAACGCGCAGCTGCATTCCTGTATCTCAACCGGCATTGCTTCAATGGCCTGATGCGCTACAACCAGGCGAATAAGTTCAATGTGGGCTGGGGAGGCTACAAGGCGCCGTATTACCCGATGGATGAGATGAAAGCCTTTGCGGCTATGGCGCATAACTGCGTATTCATGACCGCTGACTATCGCCGGACAATCAGCCTGGCCGGGAAAGGGGATGTGGTTTACTGCGATCCGCCTTACGGACCGATGCCGGGAACAACCGGATTCACTGCCTACGCCGCTGGTGGTTTTAGCTGGGAGAACCAGGTAGACCTGGCGAAGCAATGTGTATCTGCCTTTCACCGTGGGGCTCGGGTAGTGATTTCTAACTCATCTGCACCGAAGGTTCTCGACCTGTACCGGGAGCATGGTTTTAACCTGCAATTCATTAAAGCGCGCCGTTCGATCTCCTGCAAAAGCAGTACGCGGGAAGTCGCAAAAGACGTTGTAGCGATCCTTTAAGGGGGCTAAATGAAACTGACTTTACCATTTCCACCGAGCGTAAATAGTTACTGGCGTGCTCCGAGCAAGGGACCGCTGAAAGGCAGGCATCTTGTAAGCGAGACAGGGCGCAAGTTCCAGCAGGCAGCGAGAGCGGCGATTATTGAGCAACTGCGGGCCGTTCCCCGGCCATCCTCTGATCTGGCTGAGGTTCACATAGTGTTGTATCCGCCGGATCAGCGCCGTCGGGATATCGATAACTACAACAAAGCGCTGTTCGATGCCCTGACTCTAACAGGCGTCTGGGAAGACGACAGTCAGGTTAAGCGCATGCTGGTGGAGTGGGGGAACATCGTGAAGAAAGGGAAAGTAGAAATCACCATCCGTCGTTTTCGTGCAGCTGCCTGACGTGGAGATGATATGAGAGCACTACTAACCCCTGAGATTGCCCCACGCATGGGCGTTGTTCTTATTCGCCCAGGTGCTGATCTCATGCCGATGTTCAGGAGAGGGCGGGTACTGATTGAGCCTGCACCGGAAAAATACAGCGACTACGCAACCGGCGCCATCCCTCCCGCCACGCAGCCACTGGCAGAAGACCCGGTTTTGAAGCCAGTCTTCGAAAACAAAGACGTCATTCTGCGCGCGGGTGGTATCAGCTCGCTGGAGGCCGAGCTGGAGCGTCGTTTTGAATGCCAGTACCCGCACGGTTCGTGGCACAGCGAAAATTTTACGCTGTTTCGGCATGAGCCTGGCAGCATCCGCCTTTGCTGGGCCTGCGATAACCTGGTGCGTGATCAGTACACAGAGACGCTGGCAGGCATTGCGCGTGAGAACCTGGTATCCTGGCTGATAACGGTCATCCGCTCACAGCTGGGGTTCAACGAAGACCATCAACTGACGATCCCGGAGTTGTGCTGGTGGCTGGTGATAAACAATCTGGCGCACGTAATCCCTGAATCGCTGGCCCGGAAAGCCCTGCGATTGCCGGAAATAAAGCATCAACCAGTGATGAAGGAGAGCGATATTGTGCCGGAGCCAGCGGCGAGCGAAGTGGTGCAGAAAAAGATTCTCGGTCTTCGCGTAGATCCTGAAACGCCGGAATCATTCATGCTGCGACCAAAGCGCCGCCGCTGGGTAAACGAGAGCTGGACGCGCTGGGTTAAGTCTCAGCAGTGTGTCTGCTGTAACAAACAAGCAGATGATCCCCATCACCTGATAGGCCACGGACAAGGTGGAATGGGAACAAAAGCGCATGACCTGTTTGTGTTGCCGCTTTGCAGAGCGCATCACGACGAGTTGCACGCTGACACCGTGGCATTTGAGGAGAAGCACGGCTCACAGCTGGAGCTGCTGTTTCGATTTCTGGATCGTTCGCTGGCAATTGGCGTTCTGGCTTAATTCAGTGGAGATGAGTTAATGCGTGATATATATGAGATTTTAGACCGCTGGGGTGCATGGGCTTCAGCTGATAGTAGTGGTGTTGATTGGCAACCCATTGCCGCAGGGTTTAAAGGTTTGCTACCTCATGGAAAGAAAACACGCCAGCGATGCGCTGATGATGAAGGAATCATGATTGACGGCTGTGTAGCACGATTGCGGAAATATAAGCCAGAAGAGTATGAGTTGATAATTGCTCATTTTGTTATCGGTATATCATTACGTAGTATAGCTAAGAAACGAAAATGCTCTGATGGGACCATCAGAAAAGAATTACAGACAGCAATGGGGTTTATCGACGGCGTACTACATATGCTGTGACATATAAAACTAAAATCTGTTCGGAAAGAAGTAAACTAATGGTTTAGTTTACTTCTTATTAAGTTCTCTTTTTTCCTTAAATAGCTCTTTTATTTTAAGTGGGATGAATGTTGACTGGATAAATGAGAAGCATGTTAGAAATGCAATTGAATGGCCAATTATAGATTTTAAGCTCGTTAATATTGCTGAGTTATTGGTTTTATCTTTTGTTATCAAATAGAATATAAAAATCAAAGCCAATGTGAGTATGTAAAGTAAAAAAAGAGCGTAGTATTTGTTAAAGCGCATCAAGAATCTTCTTTCTTGATTTGCCGCGTCCAGTGCGCTCATGTTACTAAGCAACGTTGAGTTCTCACCTGACATAGTTATTACTAAAAGCAAAAAACCAGATAGTATTGAGAATACATTGGCTACAAGATTTAATGCATCAGTGTTATTAGTTAGGCTTCCAGTTAAAAAAATCGAGAAACTTAACGAGGCTATGATGTTTAGCGCTGATACGATCAGCCCTGTTGTGTTAATATTTTTTAGCATCTTAGCCTCCTTTGTTTTCTATCATTATAGCTCTTTTGCTACAAAATCCTCTAGGATTTCTTTAGCATATTTCGCATTTATAGACTTAGAACCATATGGTACTGTAAAGTAAACCTTAGTTACTTTCAAATCGTCACTATAAAACTTGTCGCCTTTTTTTGTTTCAATATAAAAATCTCTGTCCAAATCATTAACCCATGTAGCAGGATTATTCTCAATAGACTGAGCTAATTCTGCATTACCTTTAGCATCTATTGTTAAGTGACCAGAGATACCCTTGGCTCTAATTGTTGGTTCTTTTTTGAATATTGACTCTAACACACTTGGTGCTTGAACGAAATCAGATTCATCAACGTCAATGTTGAGATGCAGAGCTTTTAATTTGTCCTCTTTAATTTTCTGAATAACATTGTTTTTTAGAATGGCTGTTGGCGTTATCGATATACCAAATTGATTAAAAATTTTAGCAATCTTAACTTCGCACCAATTAGTTGAGATCTGCATAAGTGATGCTATCTGGTTGCCTTTTATCATTAAGAACGCATGAAGATCATCAAGGTTCTCTACATCCAGTAAATCGCTTGCAGCTTTTTTTAAAGGAGTTATAGAAACTTGTGCTTTAGGGTTGTAAAGGGCTACATGAAGATAGTGGCAATTGGCGTTTGTTTCAAATGCCTTCAGCATAAGGTGTTTATCTGCACTGATTTTGATGACAGAGCCTATCTGAAAGGTTGTAGACTTTGCTATTTGATCAAAAAGAATATCAGTAGATGCTGTGTTAACTTTAAAGCCTCTGACAAGACACTTCTTTGTCAGTCCATCTTGTTTAGTATAAGAGAAATTCATAAACGGCCTTAGGTTAGGTTCAGGACGATAGAATTGTAATAAAATGCTAACGCGTACGCAAAAACTATCGTAATCTGTTAGGAGTGGTCACTTCGACACACAGCCTAATCATCGAAACCTCGCCTTACGGCGGGGTTTTATGTGACACTAAACAACTGACTGGCATGTCGGACAAAAAAAGCTTGGCGTTACCAAACTATGGGGCTGATAATGAACACAGCCAACTAGACATGATCTAGTTCAATCGATTGCTTCGGAGTTAGTGAGATGCAAGAGTGTTTATATCGATTTTATGCTACCAAAGCGAAGATGGAGAAAATTTCAACATTCCCTCGATTGTACCCTAATGGGAGCGCCCTCACCGTTATTGCTGAAAAATTGAACGGTGATTGTTCTGATAAGTCGCGGGGCTCCAAGGAGTATTACACTGTAACTGTAAACGGCGCAGGTAATGAGAGCAGTTTCGCGCTGATAACTGACTTTACTGCGCTTCATTCTCTGCCGACTGAAACCGAATTAGCAGATCTTGAATGGGTGGGAGATGCTTCACCTGTTGGCCTTGCCATACCACCTTACTGTTTTTTGGAATTATAACTCGATTTCTTATTATAACCTCGCCTCGGCGGGGTTTTTGCTTTCCGGCGATACGACAGGGGTATTCGCGAGATGCATTGCATCAGTACCCCTGTCACATTGTCGTAGAGCAATACTCACAACTCCTAAGCCTCGGTACTCGCCGGGGCTTTTTTGTATCTGCAATCCGGTCAGGGCTCTTGGGTAGAGACGTGCTGCACGACACGTTAAAGCCCTCCGCGCAGAGCCCTGAACCAGATTGAAGTTACTCAGCAATAAGAAAACTGCATGTCATCATTTGCTTACATCTTATTGGCCAGAAAATTAACATCTTGTTAATCTGTTCGTGTGGTGAATCCCCCTATGCGGAGGGGCGACCAGTCACTTACAGTGATCTGTAAATGCAGCGCGGGCCATGTCGACTGGGACATGCTCACCGGGAGGCACCCGGCACCATAATGCAATGCTACTATGCTATTTGGTAGTGGGGTTGCCGTTTCGGCTTCTCCAGCTATGTTTAAAAGGTAGTAACGGAAAACGAGCGATCTCCTGGTAAATCGGTAGCTCGGACTATTAGGTGCGCCTCGTTCCGTTGAAGAATCAGTATTTCCTACCTTCTGCCCGCCCCTCTGAGCGGGCTTTTTTTCGCCATGAATAAGTCTCCCCGGCAAGCTGAGGAACAAATCATTTGAGGCTGCGCTTATGCGCGGCCTTTTTCATTTCAGGCTCACGGGAATCATCATCGATAAAGCTCGTTGTTAAATCAGCCCGATGGGCCTGACCCTTTCAAACACACAGCACCCCGTTAACCCGGAGGTGAACCTATGGCAAAGCATATGCAAGACAAAGAAAGCATGGCCGGAATCACATGGCTGGCTCTGCTGATCATTGCTGGCTGGGGCGGCCTTGTCCGATTCCTGATGGATGTGAAGCAGGGAAAAGCGAAATGGAGTTGGATAAATGCTTTTGCGCAGATTGTGGTTTCGGCGTTTACCGGGGTCATTGGTGGGCTCATCAGCATTGAAGGTGGCCTGAGTATTTACATGATACTGGCCACTGCCGGTATCAGTGGCGCTATGGGTTCCGTAGCGCTCACGTATTTCTGGGAACGAATTACCGGAGTGAAAGCACAATGACAGCAGAAAAGATTATCGAGGGGATCCTCGGAAAAGAGGGTGGTTATGTCGATCACCCCTCTGATAAAGGCGGGCCAACCCGCTGGGGCATCACGCAAACCACAGCACGCGCACATGGCTACACCGGTGATATGCGAGACCTGCCCAGGGAAACAGCAAAGCAAATCCTGCTGAGCGATTACTGGACCGGCCCCCGGTTCGACCAGGTAGCGAGTTTGTCTACGTTACTGGCAGAGGAACTTTGCGACACCGGCGTGAACATGGGGCCCAGCGTCGCCAGTAAGTTCTTTCAGCGCTGGCTGACCGCAATGAATATGCGTGGAAAGCTGTATCCCGATCTGATCCCGGATGGTGCCATTGGCCCCCGAACCATCACCGCGCTTAAGGGATATCTTTCAGCCCGCGGGAAAGAGGGTGAACAGGTTCTTTTGCGCGCGCTGAACTGCAGCCAGGGGGCCAGATATCTCGAACTGGCGGAGGGACGCGAAGCCAACGAGGATTTTCTCTACGGCTGGGTTAAGGAGCGTGTCCTATGAAGATGATCATTTTCGCTTTGCTCGTGCTGGTGGCTGTGCTCGTTCTGTTACTTCTGCGCAAATATACCCGGCTGGAGTTCGTAGGGCATGCCAGCCTGCTGCTGAAAACGTGGTCTGTAAAGCTGGGAGTTTTCGGTGCGCTGGTTGGTGTATGGGCGCAGTCGTTCCCGGATGCTGCGCTGCACGCCTGGGCGGTGCTGCCGCCGGATATCAAAAACATCCTGCCGCCAAACATCGTTGCGTTGATTAGCCCTGCGCTGGTGGTGCTGGCCGTGTTATCGCAATACGTGCGCCAGCCAGCATTGAAAGATAAGGCCGACAAACTGAAGGAGCCGCAGCAATGAGCTTCGAAATTATCGCGGGGCTGGTGGTTGTCATCCTGGCTGCTATTGCTGGTGCGTTCGGCATTGGTCATGCTCGCGGGACCAGTAAGGCTGAATCAAAGGCCGAGCAGCAGCGCAGCGAAGAGAACGCCGCCGCCACCGTCGCCGCGGCAGAACGTAAGGTGGAAGTCATGAAAGGGGCCAGTGATGTACAGCAGACTGTTAGCCATATGCCTGATGACTATGTTGATCGGGAGCTGCGCGAAAAGTTTACCCGCCCCGGTAGTCGTTGATACGGCCTGCAGTTGGGTGCGGATCATCTACCTGACTGACCACGATATCGATGTGCTGGATAAGCAGACCAAGCGCGACATTCTGGCGCACAACAAAGCGGTGCAGGCTAACTGCCCGAACCTTAACCCCACTAAGGGATAAATCACCAACTATCCCCACCCGAGGATAAAGCAATGAAGCAATAAGCGGATAGGACGCAGCCGAAAGGCAATGTAGCAGTAGTGATGCTGCCCCGAGTCGCGTAATGGCGAGCCTGTGTAGTGATGGGTAAGGGTTCATAGATAACAATAAGCTCCGGTAAAGCAGCGCGAATGCCAAACGTGCACCGGTTATAAGCGGCGATGATGCGACAGCAACTCAAGGGCATGAGCGTGGCCACTCCGGGAAGTGGCAAAGCATTACAGGAGTCATTCTGCCGAGTGGCTTCGATAATGCTCCCCACATCGCACAGAGGTAACACATGACAGAAATCACACCTGCAGAACAAATCCGACTGACTATCATCAAGAAAGTTAACTACGACACTGCAGCGGCCAAGCTGGCCATTGACTGGGTTGGTGATAGCAATCTGAAAGCTGAGCTATTCGCTGACTCTTTCGATCGCGTCTTCACTGAAAGTGAGATTGTCTCGAAGACCCGTAAAGCGATTCAGGAAGCGACCGAAGCACTGGCGCTGTTTGATACCATCGCAGAGCAGGCGAGCTAAGGCATTACAGCAGGCATTCACTGAGTGCCTGTGATAATGCTAAATTATCCAAGGAAATGTGACGGAGGATTTTGCATGAAAATAGATCATGAGTATTTGAAGGGGTTGCTAGAAGCTTTTGAGTGTTCTGATAAACCAGAAACAGATATACAAAAATTGCATGATCTCGGATTTAGTTATCAAACCCCAGAGTTTTTATTCCATATGCGGTTGTTGGATGATCGCAACTTGATAGCAAGAACTGATGGTGATAGCGGGTTTGGATTCTTCGAATCAGCAGATGGCGGAGGTTCCTGGGCTCTTTTACCCCTACGTCTCACAGCAAACGGGCATGATTTTTTAGAGGCTATCCGGAATAAAGAAGTGTGGAAAGCATTAAAAACAGGTTTCAAAGATGCAAGCATCGGGACATTAGTAACTGTTTCAAAAGAATTGTTTAACAGGATACTTGCGAAGCAATTAGATAAATATATTTAATCACTAGCTATATGATATTAATGGCCTCGTTTATGCGGGGCTTTTTTATGCGTTTCGTATAACTACTTATCACCAGGATTTTTCATAGGTGAGGATAAAAGATGCCCTCATTAATTCCTCGAGCCTGCCGTAAGCGTGGATGCGCATGCACAACCACCGACCGCTCAGGCTATTGCGAGAAACACCGCAATGAAGGCTGGCAACAACATCAGCAGGGCAAGAGCAGGCATGAGCGCGGCTATGGTAGCCAGTGGGATATTAAGCGTGCCCGCATCCTTAAGCGTGATAATCACTTGTGTCAGAACTGTCTGCGCAACGGTCGTGCGGTAGCAGCTAAGACCGTGGACCATATCAAGGCTAAAGCTCATGGGGGTACCGATGATGATTCGAATCTTGAAAGCCTGTGCTGGCCCTGTCACAGAACGAAAACAGGGCGTGAACGTTTCAAATGATATCAATTCCCATTTGGATGACAGCAGGGAGGGGGCGGGTCAAATCCCTGATGGCAAAGGCCCAAAGGACCGCCGCCTAACCTTTTTTCACACCGCCGCAGGTTAGAAAACTTTTTTTTGGGGTCCCCCATCCGATGATTAATAGGAGTTTTCGATTATGCCAGGACCACCGAAAACCCCGACACATCTGGCTTTAGTGAAGGGGAACCCATCCAAACGCCCGATCAATAAGAACGAGCCAAAACCCCCGTCAGGGGTCCCCCCAATACCGAAACATTTCGATAAGCAAGGTAAGTACTGGTTCAAGCGTATTGGTGAGGAACTTGATGCCGTCGGCGTGTTGACCACGCTTGATGCTAAAGCGCTGGAGTTGTTGATAGAAGCCTATGTTGAATACCGGCATCACTGCGACACTCTTGATCGTGAAGGTTATACCTATGCCGTCTACAGCGAAGATGATTCAGATGAAGGAGGGGAGCGGGAAATCAGAATGATAAAACCGCACCCTGCAGCAGTCATGAAGGCTGATGCGTGGAAACGGATCAGAGCGATGCTGAGCGAATTCGGCATGACACCTGCCAGCCGATCAAAGGTTGGTGCAAAAGTCCCGGCAGAAGCCGACCCACTGGAAGAATTTCTTAAAAAGCGCAAATGATGAATGGCAACCGTTGCAGATGGATTTCGCTACGCCGAGCGCGTGGTATCTGGCGATATCGTTGCTGGCGAGCTGGTGCGTCTTGCGTGCCAGCGGTTCTTTCATGATTTAGAACACGGCCCGGCGCGCGGTGTTTATTTTGATGAAGGCCGCGCCCAGCACGTTCTCGATTTCTATAACTTTGTTCCCCACGTGAAGGGGCATTTGACCGGCAAGCCCATCGAGCTGATGGACTGGCACGTTTTTATCCTGATAAATCTTTTTGGGTTTGTCGTCCCGCTGATAGATGAAATTACGTGTGAAGGAGTTCTGGATGACGACGGCGAACCCATGTTTGTACGACGGTTTCGTACCGCTTATGACGAAGTAGCCCGTAAGAATGCAAAATCAACGCTTTCATCTGGAATCGGCCTTTATATGGCTGGCGCTGATGGTGAGGGCGGCGCTGAGGTTTATTCCGCTGCAACCACCCGGGATCAGGCCCGCATTGTGTTTGATGATGCCAAACGCATGATTAAGCTGGCCCCGAAAACTCTGGGGCGGTTATTTGGCAGCAATAAGCTGAATATTCACCAGGAGCGGACAGGCTCTAAGTTTGAACCTGTAGCCAGTGATGCGAACAACCTCGACGGTCTGAATATTCACTGCGGGATTGTTGATGAGCTCCATGCGCATAAAACCCGAGATGTCTGGGAAGTTCTCGAAACGGCAACCGGCGCCCGACTACAGTCTCTTATCTTCGCGATCACTACTGCGGGATTTAATAAAGAGGGTATTTGTTACGAGCAGCGTGATTATGCCATTAAGTTGCTGAAAAATTTTGACAACCCGGACCCTCTATCACCGAAAGATGATAGCTATTTCGCACTGATTTATACCCTGGATGAGGGTGACGATCCTTTCGACGAGGCAAACTGGCCGAAAGCAAATCCCGGTCTGGGTGTTTGTAAGCGATGGGATGATATGCGTCGCCTGGCTAAAAAGGCGAAAGAGCAGGTGGCAGCGCGGGTCGGATTTTTTACCAAGCATCTCAATATCTGGGTGCAGGGTGAAAAAGCGTGGATGGATATGTCGCGCTGGGAAAAATGCCGCGATACCTGGGATGACTCAACTACGGCCAGCTGGTCAATGTGGCTCGGCGTTGATCTTTCCAACAAAATTGATATTTCAGCCGCGGTTAAAGTATGGCTTGCCCCAAATGGTGATGTTTACGCGCGTTCCCGATTCTGGATACCTGAGGGACGGCTGGAAGCCTGCACAAAACAGCAGGCGGAACTTTACCGTAAATGGAATCAAGCGGGATATCTGGAATTTACTGATGGGGATGTTATTGACCATGCCGTGATTAAAGAGGAAACGATCGAGTGGGCACGCGGTGAATCACTGAATGAATTCGCGTACGACCCCTGGAGTGCCACTCAGTTTGCTTTGTCGGTAGCAGCTGAAGGAATACCTATTGTTGAAGTCCCTCAGACGGTGAAAAACCTGTCAGAAGCGATGAAGGAAGTCGAGGCCAAGATTTACGCCGGGCGTTTTCATCACGACGGTAATCCGGTAATGACCTGGATGATGTCAAACGTCACCGTCAAACCAGACAAAAACGAGAATATTTTCCCCAACAAGGCCACCCCAGAAAACAAAATTGACGGCCCTGTCGCGATGTTTATTGCGATGAGTCGCCTGCTTGTTAACGGTGGTGGTGAAGTTGACTTCCTGTCCACTATCGACCCTGACGAAGACCTTTTACTTCTATGAAAACTTTAATCACTGATGCTATCGGGCTTACCGGGTTCGGTTCGCTTGCTGCTGGCGTGTATCTCCAGTTCGGGCTGGCGATGTCTCTGATGATGTCGGGAACCCTGCTACTCATTTATGCGCTGTTAGCGGCAATGAGGGGGAATAATGCTGCTTGATGCTCTTTTTCGCAGTGAACCACTGGAAAACCCGGCTACGCCGATCACGAGTGAGTCGGCAGAAACAGATAACGTGTTTGCCCAGGACGTATTTGTCAGCCCGCAAACGGCGATGAAGCTGGCTGCGGTGTATGCCTGTATTTACGTTATCTCTTCGAATATCGCTCAGATGCCACTGCATGTTATGCGGAAAACCAATAACAAGGTTGAAGCTGCCCGCGATCACCCTGTGTTTTACCTGGTTCACGATGAGCCGAATATGTGGCAGACCAGCTATAAGTGGCGTGAGCTAAAACAGCGTCATATTTTGGGCTGGGGGAATGGTTACACCTGGGTGAAGCGTTCCCGTCGTGGTGAAGTTTCCGGGCTGGAATGCTGCATGCCCTGGGAAACGACACTGCTTAACACGGGTGGTCGGTATACCTATGGCGTTTACAACGAAGAGGGGGCGTTTGCCGTCAATCCCGACGATATGGTGCATATCCGGGCGCTGGGTAACAACCAGAAAATGGGGCTTAGCCCAATTATGCAGCATGCCGAGACGATAGGAATGGGGATGAGCGGGCAGGCTTATACCAGTTCATTCTTCAACGGTAATGCGCGACCCGCTGGCATTATTTCGGTGAAAAGCCAGCTGAATGAAGAAAGCTGGGGGCGTTTAAAAAGCATGTGGCAAAAAGCTACAGCTGCTTTGCGCAGCCAGGAGAATAAAACAATGCTTCTCCCGGCAGAGCTGGATTACAAAGCGCTCACCGTTTCCCCGGTTGATGCCCAGATCATTGATATGTCGAAGCTGAATCGGTCGATGATTGCCGGGATATTTAATGTACCGGCGCACATGATTAACGATCTCGAAAAAGCCACTTTCTCAAATATTACGCAACAGGCCATTCAGTTTGTCCGCTACACGATCATGCCGTGGGTAACGAACTGGGAACAGGAACTCAATCGCCGCCTGTTCACCCGTGCTGAACTGGCCGCCGGGTATTACGTCAGGTTTAACCTGACAGGCCTGCTACGCGGGACCCCGCAGGAACGTGCTCAGTTCTACCACTTTGCGATCACTGATGGCTGGATGAGCCGCAATGAAGCGCGAGCCTTCGAAGACATGAATCCGGTAGATGGCCTGGATGAAATGCTGGTGAGCGTTAACGCCGCGAACCCCGCAGACGATTTTAAGGCACCTAAAACCGACGAGGAAAAGCCCAATGAATGACCGTGAAACGCGCTGTTACAGCGGGGAGGTCAGAGCCGAGCAACGCACCGATGAACCTACCCGCATTCTGGGCTATGGCTCGGTGTTCAACAGCCGTTCTGAACCCCTGTGGGGATTCCGTGAAATCATCAAGCCCGGAGCATTTGACGATGTGCTGAATGATGATGTTCGCGGGCTGTTTAACCATGACCCCAACTTTATTCTGGGACGGAGCGCTGCCGGGACGCTATCCCTGTCTGTCGATGAGCGCGGCCTGCGTTACGACATTACAGCGCCGGATACGCAAACTATCCGCGATCTGGTGCTGGCGCCGATGATGCGCGGTGACATTAACCAGTCATCTTTTGCCTTCCGGGTATCCCATGACGGTGAAAATTGGTACCAGGACGATGAAGGGATCGTTATTCGTGAAATATCGAAGTTTTCCCGGCTGTTTGATGTCAGTCCGGTGACTTATCCCGCATATCAGGAGGCCGACTCCGGCGTCCGATCGATGAAAGCCTGGCAGGAGGCGCGCGACAGCGGTGCGCTAAAGAACGCCATTAATCAACGAATGGCGCGTGAGCGCCTGCTGACCCTTCTTAACGCGTAAGGAAAAATCATGAAACTGCATGAAATGAAGCAAAAACGTAACACCATCGCCAAAGATATGCGTGCCCTGCATGACAAAATTGGTGATACCCCCTGGACCGATGAACAGCGTACTCAGTGGAACGCTGCAAAATCGGAGCTTGACGCCCTTGATGAGCGTATTGCACGCGAAGAGGAACTGCGCCGCCAGGATCAGGACTATATCCACGAAAACGAGCCGGAACAGCGCCAGCAGCAGAATCGTGATCCAGCAAACCCGGAAGCACAGGCTAACGAACGCCGTGCTGCGGCGTTTAATGCGTTTTTGCGCCGTGGTCTTGGCGAGATGAGCGCTGAAGAACGCCAGGCTTTAAAGGAGCTGCGTGCTCAGGGCACGACGCCGGATGAAAAAGGGGGTTACACCGTACCAACCCAGTTCCGCAATAAGATCGTCGAAGCACTGAAAGATTACGGTGGAATTGCCAGTGTGGCGCAAATTCTGAATACCGCCAACGGCCAGGACATTGACTGGGCAACCTCTGACGGTACCACTGAAGAAGGTGAACTGCTGGGCGAAAACACTGAAACCAGTGAAGAAGACGTGTCTTTCGGCGGTGCAACGCTGGGGGCTAAAAAACTGTCCTCTAAAATCATTCGCGTATCCAATGAACTGCTCCAGGACAGCGGCGTAGACATCGAGGCGTTCCTGGCCGCGCGTATCGCCACTCGCATCGGACGTGGTGAAGCGAAGTATCTGGTATTAGGGACCGGCACCGGCACCCCGCTGCAGCCTAAAGGGCTGGCTGCGTCGGTAACTGGAACCAAAAATACCGCAGCAGCGACCACCTTTACCTGGAAAGAGCTGAACGCACTGAAGCACTCTGTCGACCCGGCATACCGTAACGGTCCAAAGGTGCGCTGGGCCTTTAACGATGCAACGTTGCAGCTGGTGGAGGAAATGGAGGACGGACAGGGCCGCCCGCTCTGGTTACCGAACATTATCGGTGGCGCACCTGCTACAGTTCTGCAGGTGCCGTATGTCGTTGACCAGGCTATTCCTGATATCGCGGCTGGTGCCAAATTTGCCTACTTCGGCGATTTTAACCGCTTTATCGTTCGTCGCGTCACTTACATGACGCTGAAACGGCTGGTTGAGCGTTACGCAGAGTACGATCAGACAGGCTTCCTGGCCTTCCACCGCTTCGACTGCGTACTGGAAGATACCGGCGCGATTAAGGCGCTGGTGGGTAAACCGGCATCTGGCGGCTAAGGTAATAATCAGCTTCAACCTCCACCGCTCCGGCGGTTTTTTTATGCCCGCAGTTCGCTGCGGGCCAGGGAAAACACATGAGCACAACGATTGAGATGTTGCGGGCGCAGTGTCGGATCGATATCGACGACACCACGGAAGATGAGGTGCTTACGCTCTATTATGGTGCCGCGCGCCGAAAGGCGGAGAGCTTCATCAACCGCCATCTTTATGAAGAAGAAGTGCCGGAAACTGATCCTGACGGGCTGGTGATTGCTGACGACATCCTCCTGGCGCTGATGCTGCTTGTCGGGCACTGGTATGAAAACAGAGAAGAGTCGTCAGACGCAGCAAAAACCAGCATCCCATTTGGCTTTACATCGCTGATAGAGCCGTACCGCTATATTCCGCTCTAGGAGGAATTATGCAGGCAGGACGATTACGGCATCGCGTCACTATTCAGAACTTCACAATATCAAAAACACCTTCCGGCCAGCCGGTAGAAAGCTGGGCTGATGGAAAAACTATCTGGGCCGAGGTTAAAGGGATCAGCGGTAGGGAGCTGTTAGCCGCTGGCGTTGAGCGTGCTGATGCCACCATTCGCGTCTGGGTGCGTTTTCGTACAGACATCTCAGCTTCTTCCCGCCTGAAGGTACGCACCGGCCCGTTTAAAGGTGCCGTTCTTAACGTTACCGGGCCTCCGGTTCCGGATATCAAAGGAACCCGGCTGGAAATTCTCTGCAAACAGGGGACCGAAAAATGATTGATGTGAATCTGGATTTTTCCGGGTTGCAGGATATTGCCCACGATCTGCAAACGCTCAGCAAGGCCGAAAATAATAAAGTTCTCCGGGAGTCGACCCGTGCTGGTGCCGAATTGCTCCGCGAGGAGGTGATTGATCGCGCTCCTGAGAAATCCGGAAAACTGAAGAAAAACGTTGTTGTCGTCACCCAGAAAAGTCGCCGTAGCGGTGAAATTTCATCTGGGGTGCATATTCGTGGCGTTAACCCGCGAACGGGGAACAGCGACAATACAATGAAGGCCAGCAACAAGCGGAATGCGTTTTACTGGCGCTTCGTGGAGCTGGGAACATCTACGGCGCCTGCACATCCGTTTGTTCGCCCAGCTTTTGATACCCGCATGGAAGAAGCTACGCAGGTGGCGATGCAGCGGATGAATCAGGCTATCGATGAGGTGTTATCAAAATGACAGAGGATGATCTCTATGACCTGCTGTCGACGCTGGCAGACGGGCGGGTTTATCCGTATGTGGTGCCGCTAGGCAGCGACGGACTTCCTGCAGTTTCCACTCCCTATGTCATTTTCTCGATACCGACTGATGTTGCCGGGGATGTTTTCTGCGGCCAGGCAGAGTCGACACTGCGCATTCAGGTTGATGTATGGGCTGAAACGAATGACGAAGCCAGAGCGTTACGCCTGGACGCCCTGGCTCGCCTGCAGGTACTTTCACCTGTCGAGGTGACAAAAATTCCTGGCTACGACACGACAACCCATCTTCATCGGGCAACCCTCGAAATAACGGTTATTGCCTGACAAAAACCAATCCAATCCGACCGCCACTGGCGGTTTTTTCATTTATGGAGGCTGCGATGTCAGCACTATTTGAACGTGCCCAAAAAACGGTAGTAATGATTACCTCTGTGCCGGTCACCGAGGCAGAGCTGGATACCGCAACCTGGTTAAACCTGAGTTGCACTATCAAACAGGCAAGCTTTACCGCTGGTCAGAAAAACGATATTGACGTGACAACGCTCTGTTCGGATGAAACGGAAAATATCAACGGCCTTCCTGCTCCGTCTGAAATGTCACTTTCCGGTAACTTCTACCGCAACCCGGCGCAGGATGCACTTCGTGCCGCATATGATAACGACGGGGTTTATGGGTTTAAGGTTATTTTCCCGTCTGGTAATGGATTCCTGATGCGCGCTGAGGTACGACAGCACACCTGGGATTCTCAAACCAATGGCGTGGTTGCTGCAACGTTCTCGCTGCGTCTGAAAGGTAAACCCACCAATATTAACGCCCCAGGAGTCCTGTCCTTTACTACTGACCTTCCGGCGTCCCAAACGGTCGCGGCAGGAAGCGCCCTGACCATGGGCGTGGTCGTCCAGGGCGGTACGGCACCTTATACCTACGCCTGGAAAAAGGGCACCTCGACGGTCAGCGGCCAGACCAGCGCAACGTTTACGAAAGCCAGCGCTGTATCCGGTGATGCCGGGGTTTATTCCTGCGTGGTTACTGATGCCGATGGCACTGTGATCACTTCTTCTGATTGCACCGTCACCATCAATTAACGGAGCGCCGGGAGACCGGCGATAAAATTAATGTCAAAACCGTGTCTTAAAGCACTGGCACTGGCACCGATGGCGGGCTTTCGTAAAAAAGAAGTCTCCGTTCCGGAGTGGGATAACGCCAAAGTCATCATTCGTGAGCCATCAGCAGAAGCCTGGATTCGCTGGCAGGGCATTGCCAGCCCGGAACCACCCAAACTACCGGAAGGGCAGGAGCCCCAGGAGGCACCAGAACTGACCCCTTCAGAACGAGCCTTCCGCACGATGCGGGCCGACGTCACGCTTTTCATCGATATTTTGCTGGATACCGACCTGCATCCCGTCTTTACTGTCGATGACACCGAACAGGTTGAAGCGATCTATGGCCCTGTGCATTCCCGGCTGTTGAAGCAGGCACTTGATCTCATTCGTGACGCGGATGATGCTAAAGCAAAGTAAAAATGCCTGGCATGCAGTTCCTGATGGCGCTGGCGCTCCGGATGGGCCGCACGCTGGGCGAACTGCGACAAACAATGACGGTTGGCGAATTCAGGATGTGGGCTGAGTACGACCGTATCAGCCCAATCGGCGATATTCGCGGCGATATCCTCAATGCTCAGCTGGTATCTGCGGTTTACGGAGCGCAGGGCGGTAAAGTCACCATTGAAGATGCTCAGCTTCAGTGGAGCACAGAAGAGATTGAGGTAAACGACGGCGGCGATCCCTTTGCAGGGCTGGAAGCGGCGCTGCTGGCTGCGTCAGCATAGCCAGTAATAATTCGTGTGGATGCCACTCATAACAGGTGTTATGTTGTTTTTTTTGACACACGGAGTGCTTTAAATGACTACTACTGGCTGGATATTATTATTTGTTTTTGCTCGCCTTATTGATCTTGTTATCTGGTATTTCCTGAACAGAGGAAGCGTAAGAGCTAATGATCAGATCGCTATGCTTAAAGAAATCTCTGAAAAGCAAAGTGCTCAAATTGATCTTCTGATTGCACTTGCTCATAAAAAAGAGGAACCAGAAAAAGATTATCTGGAAGAAGCAAGGAAAAAAGCTGGTTTAATTTAATAATATTGAAATCATAAAAAAGCCCCACAATGTGGGGCTTTTTGTTTCTGAGGAAATGAAATGGCAACCCTGCGTGAACTTATCATTAAAGTTTCTGCTAACTCTCAGCCATTCCAGACCGAGATAGCCCGCGCGTCACGTATGGGGGCTGATTATTATAAGACAATGCAGAATGGCGGCAGGCAGGCTGCGGCTTCAGTTCGGGAAACTCGCCGTTCTGTTGCTGAGCTAACTGACCAGATGGAGTCAGCAAAGGCTACCGCACTGGGGTTAACCGGGGCATTTGCTGGTGCTTTTGCTACGGGGCATTTAATAGCCCTGGCTGATGAATGGAATTCAGTAAACGCCCGCCTAAAACAGGCATCTCAATCAACTGATGATTTTACCAGCTCTCAAAAACAGCTGATGGATATCAGTCAGAAAACGGGTACATCTTTTTCTGACAACGCTAATTTATTTTCCCGTTCAGCAGCATCAATGCGGGAATATGGTTACAGCTCCAGCCAGGTGCTGGATATTACTGAGGCTATTTCTACTGGTTTAAAACTTTCTGGCGCGAATGCTCAGGAGTCCAGTTCGGTCATCACTCAGTTTAGCCAGGCTCTGGCGCAGGGCGTGCTGAGAGGTGAAGAATTCAATGCCGTCAACGAGAGCGGTGACAGGGTTATACGGGCGCTTGCGGCAGGGATGGGGGTTGCGCGTAAAGACCTTAAATCTATGGCGGATCAGGGGCAGTTAACCATTGATAAAGTAGTGCCAGCCCTCATCAGCCAGCTTGGTAAGCTACGGAATGAATATGGTGAATTGCCGCAGACTGTTTCATCGTCGGCAACAAAAGTTGAAAACGCTTTTATGCAATGGGTCGGTGGAGCTAATGAAGCTAGTGGCGCGACAAATACCTTAACCGGATTACTTGATGGCGTAGCCAACAATATTGATCAGATCGCCACTGCTGCCGGAGCGCTTGTTGCCGTTGGTGCAGCCCGATATTTGGGAAATATGGCTCTTGGTGCCAGCTCTGCAACGGCCGGGATTATTAATGCTGCAAAAAGTGAAGTAGCTTTAGCTGAAGCCCAGGTCAGAGGGATGCAGGTTTCGACAGCTCGCGCGCGTGCTGCAGTTTATCGTGCTCAGCAGGCACTGGCAGCGGCGCGGGGTACAGACGCGCAGGCCGCTGCAGAAAAACGGCTCTCACTGGCGCAGGAGTCACTTAACCGTAATATTCAGGCCAGAGTATCCGCTCAGACTGCGCTGAACTCGGTTACTGCTGTAGGTTCCCGGCTCATGGGTGGAGCATTAAGCCTCGTTGGCGGTATTCCAGGGCTGGTTTTGCTTGGTGCCGGTGCCTGGTACACGATGTACCAGAATCAGGAACAGGCCAGATTATCCGCTCAGGAATATGCAAACACCATTGATGCAGTCCGTGAAAAGACAAAATCAATGTCCCTGCCCGAAGTTTCTGATAATGAGACCAAAACCCGTCAGGCGCTGGAGGAGCAAAACCGTCTTGTTGATGCACAGGCATCAAAAGTAAAAAGCCTGAAGGAAGAGATCGCGGGCTATCAGTATGTTCTGTCCAACCCCGGGCCGACAACCAGTGGCGGTTTCATGATAAACCACCTTACTTCGGTTGAAACGGTCACCCGTAGTCTGGAAGAAGCGACTTCCGCTCTGGCCGTTGAACAGGAGAGGCTGACTCAGATGCAGGCTAAGTCTGAGTCGATCCAGTCGGTACTGGAAGGGATAGAGAACAGGCGAATAGCATTAATCCGGCAGCAGGCCGCAGAACAGAATTCAGCATATCAATCGTTATTAATGATGAACGGTGAGCATACTGAATTTAACCGTTTGCTGGGTCTCGGAAATAATCTCCTCATGGCCCGGCAGGGGCTGGTAAACGCACCACTACGCTTACCGCAGGTAGACCTCACAACCCAGCAAACGGCTGCACTTGAAAAAAGCCGTCGTGATCTGGCGCTTTCAAAACTCAAAGGTGAGGACAAAGAGCGCGCACGACTGGGTTATGCTGCGGATGACCTGGGGTTAACTAACGACCCACAGTTTCAGACCGGACGGCAGGAGTTGATTAATAACGGCCTGAATGAATGGAGAAACAACCAGGAAAATAAACCCAAGCCAAAAGGAAGGCATGGGAAAACCGAGGCGGAGAAAACCGAAGATACCTATACCCGGCTGATTAAACAGCAACGGGAGCAAATTGCTCTTTCCAGCCAAAACACTGAACTGGCAAAGATGAAATATCAGGTTACTCAGGGGGAATTATCTTCGCTTGAAAAATCCAAAAAGGAAACGTTGCTGCACAATGCGGCGCTTATTGATCAGAAAAATATCGCTGAACAGTTAAAAACATTCCGCGAAGGTCTGGCCGACAGTAATGCTGCCGCCCGGGAAAGGGGGAATATCGATTTCCTCGGCGCGGGACAGGGGGATAAAGCCCGTGACCGAATGACGGAAATGGCGGATATTCGTGCTGATTTTCTCAGGCAGCAGCGTGACTTACAGCGTGATTTCAGTCGTGGGCAGATTTCCGAAGACCTGTATAAAAAGCAAACGGAAGCGCTTAAAACAGCGCTTGCCGAACGCCTGGATATTCAGGAGGAGTATTACAAAAAAACCGATGAACAGCAGTCAGACTGGCGCGCGGGGATCAGCGATTCCCTGATGAACTATGCCGATCAGGCTTCTGATCTGAGTTCAATGGCTGCCACTGCAACCAGCGAGATTCTGGATGCCACCACTAACTCTATCTCCAACAACCTGACAAACGTCCTGACAGGCGCTGCTTCGTTTAAATATGGGATGTCGAATATTTTTTCTTCCCTGGGCGAAACGGTGATTAAGACGCTGATCCAGATGGCAACACAGGCGTTGATCACTAAAGCGATTATGGCGTCATTTGGCGGCGGAGCGGGGGGTTGTTCGGTAGTCTTTTTGGCGGTGCCAGCGGTGCGGCAAGTAGTGGTACCGCTATTCAAAGCGCGGGAGCTAATTTTTCATTTAACGCTCTCGGAGGCGTTTACGATTCTCCGTCACTTTCTGCCTACAGCAATGGTGTTTACAGCACTCCCCAATATTTTGCGTTTGCGAAAGGTGCGGGTGTATTCGGCGAGGCCGGGCCGGAAGCCATCATGCCGCTTACCCGTGGTGCTGATGGTTCGCTGGGGGTCAAAGCTGTTGGGCGGGAATCGCCGGCGGTACAGAACGCTGCGAGGCAGCAGCAGGAAAGACAACTTCTTTCAACTGGTGACATCAACGTCAATTACCACCTCACTGGTAAACCGGATGATGTGATGATGCAGACATTGGATGCCCACGGCCGCCGCCTGGCTAAACAGATAAAATCTGAACTGACGAGCGACGTAAACAATCCTCAAAATGCCTTCGGTAGAGCTCTTTACTCCAACCTTCAGCCCAAAAAACCACGATAACCTGCCCGGAGGGAATATTCATGGCAGATATTTTCTACCCGGACGAATACCTGCCCATGCCGCTTATGGACGGGTACGGGTTTAAGCCCATATCACCTTTGCTGCGAACGGAGATGACGTCCGGTCGCGCTCAACAACGAAGGCGATATACCTCAACACCCACCCAGGCATCGGTTAAATGGATTTTTAAAACTGATGCTCTGGCGCAGGTGTTTGAGGCGTTTTTCAGGGATGCGCTTAAAGATGGCCAGTCCTGGTTCTATCTGAAACTCCAGACTCCCATCGGGGTAAAGCCCTATAAAGCCAGGTTCGTGGATATTTACGAAGGGCCGACGCTGGTCGCGCCAAAATACTGGCAGTACAGCGCAACGCTGGAATTATGGGAGCGCCCGTTACCGCCTTCTGGCTGGGGGAATTACCCGGAATGGCTGGCGGGCCAGTCGTTACTGGATATTGCGCTAAACAGAGAGTGGCCGAAGCATGACAATTCTTGAGCGGCTATATGCCAGCAGCGGATCGGAGGTTATTCACGATACGCTGCAGATATCGGCAGGAGATGATAACTACTGGCTAACCAGTGGCTGGGATGACGTTTCAGTGACGCTGGAAAATGGTCAGCCGGTGACGTTTGATGCCAGCGCGATAGATATCGCCTTACCAGCCAGGAACGCCGATGGGACACAGGATTTAAAGTTTGCTATCAGCAATATTGACGGACGGGTTTCAGAGGCGATCGATAAAATTCTGGATGAAATGAAATCAGCCACGCTGACATTCCGGCGGTACATTTCATCCGATCTGTCTGCTCCGGCATCATCACCGTATACGCTCGATATCAAATCCGGCTCCTGGACCCCGACAGCAGTTCAGGTCACGGCAGGCTATATGAATGTCCTCAAAACAGCCTGGCCCCGTAAACGTTACAACCTCGCCGAGCACCCGGGCTTACGTTACTAATCTGAGGCAAATATGTTTAATCCTGATAAATACCGTTCTGTTAAATGGCAGAAGGGCGGTAGAGCCTACCCGCTACTCGACTGCTTCGGCATTGTGAATGAAATACGCAGCGACCTGGGGCTACCTGAATGGCCGGATTTTGCAGGTGTGACCAAAGACGGCGGGGGCCTCGACCGGGAAGCGAGAAAGCTGATGCTTTCGCTGAAACGTTGTGAACCCTGTGAAGGTGCCGGAGTGGCTTGCTATTCGGGCTCAACAGTTTCCCATGTCGGGATCGTTGTAATGCTCGATAACCAGCTGCAGGTCGCGGAATGCAATCCAGGCTCGGGGGTTACGTTTCTGCCACTGTCGCGATTTATCCGCCGCTTTAACCGCGTGGAGTTCTGGCAATGACGATAAAGTTTTACCCGTCCCGGCTTCCGGGTGAACCCCTTGAAACGCACGAGCATGGTGTGCTGACGCTGCATGAGTGGATGAGCAGAAATGTCCCGAGCTATTCACAGGATAAAACTCATCCTGTCGTGATCGAGCTGAACGGCCAGGCAGTCCCCCCGGCGGAATGGCCGTTATGTTTGTTGCGGCCAGACAGCGACGTGCGGATATATCCCATTCCGTATGGCACGGGTCTTGAAATTGCCGCGTGGGTTTCGGTGGCCGTATCCATTGCGTCTACGGCCTATGCATTATTCTTTGCCCCTAAACCAGAGCTGGGCGGCTTTTCATCCAGTAACGCTTCATCGCTGGATCTGAATCCGGCTAAAGCCAACACAGCGAAGCTTGGCGATCCCGTTAGGGAGGCTTTCGGGCGAAACCGGATCTACCCGGATTACCTGGTACAGCCGGTAACGCGATTCGACCCCGCTGATCCAACCAGAATGACGGTCGAAATGTTTGTCTGCCTTGGATATGGGCGTTTCTCCTATACCGGTGGGGATTTTCGGGTAGGAGAAACTCCGGCGCTGACCTTAGGCGAGGGCTTTTCATATAAAAGCTATGGGCCTGGCGATAATGTGGCCGGGGATCGTCGCAGTGAGATATGGTTCAACTCAACGGAAGTTGGGGGAACGTCGAGCGGCAGCGGCCTCGATATGGCTCAGACTGCCCCTGAAGCCAGTGATATTGTTGCTGATGCCATGACCGTCAGCGGTGCCTCTGTCTCGTTTTCTGGCCTCGATGTCGATGATGATAATGATGAAGACGAGGATGAGAACAAACTTCCTCCTGGCTGGATCGCCGGTGCAATTGTCACCCTGAAAGCGCCAGTGAATTATCAGGTATCCATCGAGGGCGGTTTTAACGTGCTGACAGGCGACGTCGTGTCAGAGATTGCGCCATTCAGCGGAATGCCTGTCACCCTAACGTTTAACGGTACTGACTATGATCTGCAGATCTCCACGTATATCCGTCACCAGGACGCCGTTCCGGGAACAGGGGGAGCGACTGCGGTATTACGCGCCAGTGCGTCGCCGTCAACGTATGACTTTACGACAACCAGCCAGACCTTTGCTCTGACCTGGCAGGGTATCACCTATACCATATCTCTGGTCGCCAACTACGGCACAATGTCTGGCTTGCTCACAGCGATTAATGGCGGGTTGAATGGTTCGGGGCTCATTGCTCAGGATGATGGCGGCGTGATACGTATCGTCGAGATCTCCAGCCCCTGGCGTGGCGGTTCCCTTACGTCATCTTTCCTGCCTGCGTCAGTATTTGGTGACAGCCCGGTATTTACTGCTGGTGCAGCCTCCAGCGGCGGAAGCCCTGCGGTAACAGCCAGCGTCACGCTGGCATACGATTCTGGCACTGCCTTTTCCGGATTGCCGGAAGGCACCCAGCGGATTTCCCTGGCGCACCGTGGCAACGAATACCAGATAGCGTCTACTGATGGTCCCTCTGCGACCGTACAGCGTGTGGTTAACGGTGTCGTTGACAGCACCTGGTCAGGCTTTATGACCCGTACCGTCGTGGATTTTGCCGCGTCTGGTATTAACGATAATGAAACCTGGCTCGGCCCCTTTCTGGCCTGCCCGCAAAATGAAGTTGTGGACGCCTTCGAGGTCAACTTTGCTTTCCCAAACGGAATTTGCGGGTTCCAGAACAACGGGAATAAGCGGGTCCGCCATGTCGAGTATGAAATCCAGTATCGCGTTTATGGTTCCGGATCAGGGTGGACGAGTAAGCCAGGGGTTTACGCGCTTAAAAACATTAATGGCCTCGGTTTTACAGAGCGTTTTGATCTGTCCTCTCCTGGGCTGGTGGAGGTTCGATGCCGCCGCCGTAATGAGCAGGGGAGCAACAACGCGAGAGACAGCATGTTCTGGCAGGCGCTCAGAGGTCGTTTGCTTTCCCGTCCGACCTCCTACGCAGGGATATCAACAATAGGGATCACGGTTGAAACCGGTGGCCAGCTGGCGGCGCAGTCAGACAAGCGTGTGAGTGTTGTCGCCACGCGAAATTATGATGGCGGTGGTGACAGGACAATCAGCGGTGCGTTCCTGCATCTTGCCCGCAGTCTGGGATATCGCGACGACCAGATCGACATTGCGGCACTCAGTACGCTGGAGGAGACCTACTGGACGCCAAGGGGAGAATATTTTGATCACCAGGCAAGCAGTGACAGCACGTCAGCAAAGGATATTTTCGACAAAATTGCAGAGGCTGGCATGGGGTATTTTCTGCTGTCTGACGGGTTGCTTTCTGTCGGAAGAGAGGGCGTCAAAAGCTGGACAGGGATCATTACTCCTCAGGATACCGTCGAGGAAATGCAGACGTCATTCAGGGTCCCGTCGGAGGATGATTTTGATGGCGTGGATGTGAAATATATCAACCCTGTGACCTGGGCGGAGGAAACCGTACAGTGCCGGACGCCGGAAAATCCTTTTCCGCGCAAAACGGAGGCATACACCATTGATGTTGCCATGACTGCAGATCGCGCCTGGCGTATCGGGATGCGTCGGTTAATGAAATATCTCCACCAACGCCGAACGTATACGGCTACGACTTCAATGCTGGGATGGTGTCATGACTTCGGTGATCACATCATTTTGTCCGACGACATTCCAACCGGGAAAACCCAAAGTTGCCTGATTGACGCGATGATTTACGACTTCCAGGAAATTACGCTGCACGTCACGGAGCCACTGGACTGGAGCTACGCGAATCCTCGCTGCTGGATACAGTTTCAGGACGGTCGACCATCATCGCGAATGCTCACGCCGCAACGGGTAGATGATTTCACGCTGACGGTGCCGTACAACGACGACCTGCATCCCGGCGACTGGATTATGGACGACCCAGATATTGATCTGCCGAAGTTATTGTTCTGCGACAGTGAAAAGGGTGCGCGGCATGGGATAGTCCAGGAGGTTGCCCCATCGGGTGACAGCAACTGTCAGATTACTGCACCTGAATATAAAGAAATTTTCTACCAGTACGACGACGCCACATACCCCGGCGACGTCGCCTAAAACCACAAATTCCCCTAATTAACTCTTTTCGCTCAAACCCGTTTGAGCGAACGCCTTTTTTGGAGCAAAAACATGGCCGAACTTAACCCGCCTTTGGGAACGACGACGCCTGAAATATTCCTGGATAACGTCAAGCGCGCTGACGAACTGGTTAACGGTCCGGCCGGAACGGTTGACGACCGCGGCGGTGAACCGCTCGATACCTGGCGCCAGATGATGGCGAAAAACGATGAGGTCAGACAGAACCTTATCCCGCTCAGTAAGCAGTACGCGACGCTGGCGGCGGCGCAGGCGGACATCGCGAATATTCCAGAAAGCAGCAGCACCTATGTGCGTAGCCCGGACAGCAGCGCGCTGGCTGACGAGTACATGAATGTGGCTGGGACGCTGACAGCAACCGGGCGGAAAATGCCTTCTCAAGCGGCCATCCAGGCAGTTCTTGACTATATCTCATCTCTCATTGCTACTGATGATGCTGATTCTCCTTTACTGACACTTAATGATGAGGCGGGGTTTCGTCTGGCGGCATTCGGCCTGAATGCAATTCAGAGCAATGCGATGACGGCTGAGTATGATGAGTTTATTGATGGTTTTGTATTCCGGGATAGCGTCGGATTCGTTATTCAGCAAATAGGGACTCCTCTGCTCAGCTCTGTTGACAGTGTTCAGCCTGTCGTTGAGCAGCAGCGATTGGTGACTGAGGCATTCAGTGCTGAATCTGACGCGGATATTTCTGGTTTTGTATTTCGCGACAGTGTGGGATTTGTCCTGATGAATCTCAATGGTGAGCAAAGCGATCAGAATAACGATGGGGTAGATGACATTTCACGCAGAAATGCAGCAAATCTTGCCGCTGCTGCTGCCGCACGAGACGAAATTAATACGCGTATTGCTCGCCCGGTTTACGATTACAATATTCTGATCACAGACGGCCAGTCGCTGAGTAACGGGACTGAGGGATGGGCAGCACTGAGCAAGGACATTCGCGCTACTCTGAACATTAATATGCTCGGTGACTCCGTCCGGCCAAAAAATGAGAATGGTTCAACATTTACGCCGTTGAACGGAGCTGAAATCAGATCAGCCCGTGCGGTGGTGCAGGATTTAATCGCCCCTCCTGACGGCGGAAACCTTATGACCGATGAGGCTGTGGCCGCACTGCCTCGTGGGGCTAACAATTTCGGTGAAACCGTCGATATCGGCGCGATGTGGATGTGGCGGGAAATGCAGTTGCAGTTCCGGGGGCTGGCAACGGATGAGCGCAAAATTGTGGCTGTCAACTGCGGTGTTGGCGGGCAGATTATTGAACGTCTGTCTAAGGGGCACTCCTGGGGATTCTACAACCGGATCATTTCAGCCGTTACCCAGATTAAAGCTATTGCTGACGCCGAAGGGAAAACCTGCGGCGTGGTGGGTTTTTTATATCTTGGCAATGAATATAACTATGACAGCACAAAAGGAGGGGCGACAGACCGCGCAGAATACAGAGCACTCCTGAGAAAGCTCATTGATGATGTCATTACCGATACTACCGCTATCACCGGGCAGACAGAGCTCCCCCTGACTGTGCTGTATCAGACCAGCGGCAGCTGGACGCGTGACAGCACGAATATGAGCATTGGCGAGGCTCAGCTCGATATCTGTGCAGCAGATGCAAACGTAATGATGGCATCACCGGCGTATGCTGTCACCGACAAGGGTGGCCATCTTGACGCGAACGGCTACCGCTGGCTGGGAATGCAGTTCGGAAAAGTGCTCCATCGTGCAATTGATCGTCGCCAGAACTGGCGTCCACTGCAACCCCTGTCAGTCACGCTGAGCGGAACATTCCTGCGTGCGGATTTCCTGGTGTGGAGCCCGCCGCTTCAGTTTCGATCGTGCTACGTGGGTTCATCTCCGACGACGTATGCCGCAAAAGGATTCAGAGTCACTGACGACGCCGGGGACGTTCCGGTGACGCGGGTCGACATTGTAGCCGATACCGTAGTCGATATTACACTGGGGCGTGAAACGACCGGCGATGTTTATCTATGGTACGCCAGCCAGACCGGAAGTAACGGTAACGGAAATCTGTTTGACAGCGACACAACGGTCGCTGTTGCGAATTACGAATTTCATCAAGGGACGGGGCAATATCCGGAATCAAATATTCCAGAGCTGGTAAACCGTCCATACCCACTGAATAACCCCTGTGTGGCATTTCGTCGCCAGGCAATCGCTATTTAAGGAAAACAAATTATGGGTTCGCGTATTATTGTTCCGGGTTATTTTGGTGATAAAGGCCTGGGTTTTGACCCGCTCGTTCGCCGTGGCCTGAAATATTTGAATTTTTATGGAGAGGCAGATAAAACTGGTCGGAATCTCGCACCGGATGGGGTAGCTGCAACGGTACTGGGTTCGCCTGTTGTGCAGGAAAATGGCGTCCAGTATACGCCTGCAGGCACATTGCTTGATACGGGTATTCTTCAGCCTCTGGACTTTACTTTTTTCACAATCTTCAACTGTCCGACCCTTTCACAGATTCTGCTGCTCAGCAATTTTAACGGGCCCCGGCAATCTGGCTCAGGAACCACGCAGGGCGTAGTGCTCAGAACGCAGCCCGGATCTACCAGCATGACCCTGAACTTTTCGGTAAACACTCTCAACGGTAGCGTGTCGACGCAGCGTACAGTCGCGCTCGGTGGGTTGCTGGCAAACACAAACTATTTAGTGTGCGCGCGTTTTAAATCGGGACAAAAAATGGACTTTCAAATCCTGAACAAAGCTCTGTCAGCAGAGAAAACAACAGATATGGGCGACCCGGCGGATTTGGGGGCAAAACTGCGTATCGGTGGTAGTTACCAGGCTGATCTAACGAACGCAGGGATTCACAGATTTTCTGCTTTACACACTGTTGCGTTGACAGATGATGAAATTACAAAAGCCGCCACTCAGTGGATGGCGTGGGCTAAGGCTGTTGGTTTAATTATGTGATTTTTTACAAGGAATGTATTTGCCCGGTACATTTAAAAAATACCGGGCAATTTCTTTACTTCAAATCTACAAAAATTTTTTTAGCCCAGTGCTGACCAATGTCAATGGTGAGCGTTTGCTCACCAGAGTCATTAAGTGGGTTCATTAACCAAAAGAATCGAAATTCATTTTGACCTTCATAAGGTATTTTGGGTTTTGTAAAAACAGGATCTTGTTGCTGCAAAAAGTTCGTTAACTCAACTTTAGTATATGAAACAGGTTTATTGATATATCTGATATCTTTTTTGAATTTTAAGCACAGTTGATCGGCAACTAAATCACAAAAAAAATCTGGTTGTTCTATTTTGATACAGAACTCCCCAAAGTCCTCCTTGAAATAGTCATCATTTCTGACAGTTGTTGCGCATACTATATATTCATCATGGCAGTAGCTTTCTGTTTCACAGTCTCGCATAATAACTGTTCCACCCTCGGCAACTTCAACAAGTTGTGCGAATTGTGGTTGAACTTTGATGACTTCATCCCATGCTGTCTTATCGAACTCCTGATATGGCACTTTATATTTTGAAATCCCCTCTAAAACATCACCTTGCTTTTCATTTTCAATTCCTCTGTAATAATTCAAAGTGCCTAGCCTGATTTTACCATTTAGATAATCATCCTTGAAAGACTTCTCTTTGAAATATTTAAAGACTTCCATATGCTAACCTCATTATGCTTTGCTGTGATTGTATAAGTGAAATTTCGCTACATAATCAACCGGATTCTCGATGAATCATTTCAATCTCAATTACCAGACGCAATAGCTAAGCTTATCGAGCAAATAGGGGAGATAATGACACCATTAATCCCATAAGAGTCAGTGGATTGCAAGATCATTATCATTTCCCGCTTGCTTTCAAAAACAGCATCAAGGTTGAACTGTCGTGCCGCCGCATCGTACGCATCGTGGACTTTCAGCGCGAACTGGCGAAGCTCAACCACGCATTCACCCTGCGCGAAGCCAACGTGACCATGAAAATAAAAAGTGTTCGCACCGAAAATTACTTGATTAACTGCGAGCTCATGATGCGCCGTTCTGGTGATGAGGTAAACCGGCGAGTTTGCGTTCTGGATAGCTGCTCGCAGATTTTGGCATCTCAAGTGATGGTGAGGATGGCATCCTGATCTTGGAAGAATTCGTAGAATGTGAGCTGGTTTTCGAGGATATGGTCAGCGGGAAGAATGCCCGGCGGCCAGGTTTAAAGCGAGCGCTGCGGCGGCTCCGCCCGGGTGATGTGCTGGTGGTCTGGAAACTGGATCGGCTTGGCCGCAGCGTGCGTGATCTGATTACGCTCGTGTCGGAGCTTCAGGCGCGCGGGGTGAACTTCCGCAGCCTGACCGACTCGATCGACACTTCGACGCCAGCAGGGCGATTCTTCTTCCACGTCATGAGCGCCCTGGCGGAAATGGAGCGCGAGTTAATAGTGGAGCGTACCCGAGCCGGATTAGCCGCTGCTAGGGAGCAGGGGAGAGTCGGCGGACGCCACCGGGTAATGACCACTGAGGTTGTGGAGCGATGCCGCAGGATGTTGGGTACGGGCGCAACCCGGCAGCAGGTAGCCGATGTGAGAGGGGGGGGGTGAAGACGATTTATAAATATTTTCCGGCTCAATACGGCGAAAAAAACCCCTTGACCAGGCACACTCAAGGGGAAAATACAACATAACATTATTGCTGTGTGCGTCCTTGCGCGCAGCATATTTTCAGAGAAAATCTCCATCGTTTCCAGATGTTTCTTGTTATTTCAGACTTTGTACTAACCCTGATTATAAAAAAGCCACAAATCAGACAGCGTTGACGCCACAAAACTGCTCTCTGACAGCGTGTCGCCCGCAGCATTCGTGCCGTCGAAGCCAAAGAACCGTTTAGGGAAGCTAGGCTTTGCCCCATCCCGGTGAACGTCGCCTTTGCATAGACCAGCGCCGTCGTAAAGCGTTTACCCATTTTGTCATCGGTAAAGTAAGCCAGCAGGCCACTTTTTCTTCCACGTCATGAGCGCCCTGGCAGAAATGGAGCGCGAGCTGATCGTCGAGCGTACCCGCGCCGGTTTAGCCGCTGCGAGGGAGCAGGGGAGGGGCGGCCGCCGCCGCCGGGTAATGACTGAAGAAGTGGTGGAGCGGTGCCGCCGAATGCTGGAGAACGGCGCTACCCGGCAACAGATCGCAGATGTGATAGGGGTGAATGTGAAGACGCTATATAAGTACCTGCCAAGTAAGGGCACAATATGAGGCAGAGTGAGGATTTGGTGTAAAATCCCACCCGGCATCAGCATGCATTAGTTGCCGGGTGGGCGTGGGCTCAGGCAGGGGGAGCACCGCTTTTGATTCTACTCAATGTTTTTGCTTTTCTGCAACTTATCGAATTTTTCATGCAGAGTTTTCGGAAATAGCTCAGTGTAAACCTGCCACAATATATTGAGTGAACGATGTCCTGTGACCTGCGCTACCTCTTCAATGCTGAATCCTGCTTCAAACAGACGGCTTGCCCCTTCGCGCCGTAGATCGTGATACCTCAGATCCTCAATCCCCAACTCGTCACGAACGCGCCGATACATGGCTGTTATACTTTTCGGATTGAACGGGAATACCCTGTCGTCAACACGAGGCTGCATCGTCAATATCCTCCAGGCATCACCAAGTAAGGGCACTAACATGTGGTTGCCGATTTTTTTCCTCGGGTCCTTCCTGTCTCTAACGATAACAGAACGCTGAATATCGTCCACATCCTCCCAGAGAAGACGACAAACCTCTCCAACCCTCATACATGTAAGTATGGAAAACATAAATATTTGATGTAATGGCGCCCCGGTGTATGCCGTTTCTGCCTTAACTTTAAGAACTTCATACAACCGATCAACCTCGGTAGCACTTGCGCGGCGACTACGTCGCTGTGAAGGACCTGTGATCCCCATATTTCTCAACCAAACTTTAGCGTCAGATAATTCGTTCAAATTAGCTGGGGCGCCAAAAAGTGGCTTGGCCGCTTCAAGCGCAACACTTAAATACGATACGTCCTGAGAGATAGTGGAAGGCGCAAGTCCTTGCGCTTTTCGGGTCTGGCAGTGCTCGATAATATGTTTTGCGGTCAAGTCCGTAAGTTTGATTTCTGCCAGAAAGGAACGGCCAAGGGTGCGGAGAGAGCTTCTTTTTGATGCACCGAGCGTTATGTTTGGGTGGTTTTCATACTGAGTAAGCAGGTCACCAACAGTTTTAACAGAGATCTCTTTCATCTCTTTTTCTGGCTCTGGGAGACCATGCTCTTCAATGTATGCTACACGTTTAGCCCCCCAGGACTTCGCAAGGGTGTTCTTGGAGAAGGTTTTGTTCTCCCGGTGGACGTACTTACCATTTTGTTTAACGGCTACAGTACAGCGATAACGGGCAGTTCCATCGCTGCGTAATCTTTTCTCTATGGTGAAGAAAGCCATATCCAAACCTTAAACTGTGGGGTGCTGTGTGGGGTGCTGATAACAACATAATGGGTTAAAACGGGTGAAAATAGCCTAGAATATAACTGTCTCGATATCCAGTATGTTTTTATATATGACTGATATTATTATATATATTTTATATGGTCTGATTTGTGGCTACGATTGAACATCGCCACGAACTGCGCCAGCGGGAAGACCATCACGATAAACCCGGCCATCTCTTTCATCGGCTCAATCATCAACTGCGGCAGGTCGGCCTGGCGGCGAATTTTGCCGGTGGCGATGCCGTATGCCAGCGACACGACAAAGAAGAAAAAGATAATTAGCGGCACGATGCCTTTGATAAACGGCGAGGGCATGACCGTATGCTGAACCGGATCGCGAAGAATACCGTTTTCGGGGACCACCATCAGGGCGATGACCGCCACGAATACCAGCGTCGCCACGCCGGCGATGCGCAGGCCGAACCGCTCCCCGGGCGTCAGCGTCTGCAGCTTTTCATCACGACTGCCTTGCCACTGGCCCAGCCGCGGCTCGACCAGCTTATCGGTGATCAGTCCGCCGACGAGCGTCAGAACGATCACCGAGGTCGCCATAAAGTACCAGTTGTCGATCACGCTGACGTGCAAAGAGGCATCGATGGACTTTGCCGCCTCGGTGCTGATCCCGGAGAGCAGCACGTCGGTGGTGACAATCAGTAGATTGGCGGTAAAGCCGCAGCCCACGCCGGCTATCGCCGCCAGCAGACCAGCGACAGGATGCCGACCGACGGCAAGAAACATCAGCGCTCCCAGCGGCGGCATAATCACCAGCGCCGCATCGGAAGAGATATGGCTGAAAAAGGCGATAAACAGCACCATATAGCTGGCATAGCGGGCGCTGACGTGCGAGGCCATCTTGACCATCAACGCCGGTAACAGGCCCACCCGCTCGGCAAAGCCGGCGCCCAGCACCAGGGCGAGGATCGCCCCCAGCGGCGCGAAACCGCTGAAGTTTTTAATCACGTTCGGCAAAAACCAGTGCAATCCTTCCACGCTGAGCAGGTTTTTGACCACCACCCGCGAACCGTCAGTTGGGTTTTGTACCCCAACGTTGAGGGCGGAGAGGATTGCCGTGGCAGCGATCAGCACGGCGATGAGATAGATAAACAGCAAAAACGGGTGCGGGACCTTGTTACCGATCTTCTCTACCCAGCCATAGCGCTTTCCGCCGGGGGAAGATGACGGTATGGATGACATACTCAT